CTCCGCATGGACGGCCTCAACGGTCAAAGACACCGCATCAATCATTGTATAGGCACCATCCTCCGCAAGGGTCAGGACATCTTTTCCCAGCCTTGCCCATACCTGGACGGCTTGCCAGTCCTCGCCCATGCCCACCAGCGCGGACACGACAGCAGCCATTGCCGGGGTCTGTTCCGCTGGTATTTCGTCCGCCGTGTAGCGGTCTGTCCGGGTGTAACCGTCCGCGTCCTGATAAATGGCCGTCAACGTGAATTCCTGCCAGTTGCCGGGCCGCGGGAACTGAATTTGTATTTCTGCGTCGTTCATGATTAGAGAGGTATGTTAATATCTTCAAAATCCGCCGTTTCTTCGGCTTCAATGGCATTGACGGCCATTGCTTCCAATGCGTGATAGGTTGGATTGGTCAATCCATTGGCATAAAGGTGCCTGGTGCCTGTGCCCGCGTCGGCTGAAAGGGCATATGTTTTCTCATTGCGCGCGTCGATAATTAGGGTGCTTACGCCTGTTCCTGCCTCGAAAGCGATGAAGCCGCGGAGAGAAGCTATCTTGAACAGGGTATTGGTACTGCCGCCTCCCAGCTCCATATAAAGAGCCGCCTTTTCCTCTCGCTCTTCTAGTCCCGGCGATCCGCTCTGCATGTAAATAAGCCTGTTCAACCCGTTCGGCATCAGATCATTATGGCCTAACGGAAGAAATACGGTGGTCGTCTTCACCTGCCAGTGACCTACGGACGATACATAAAATATTTCTCTCACTCTGATTTCATACCCCTTGCGGACAGTATCGTAAGGCGTATTGATGGTAACATCGATGATTTCCCCATAGTTGACGGCCAGCTCGTTCCCCGGAATCATAGAATAAGAATCCATCGTCAACCCGGTTCTGTTGGTTTTTGAGCCGCGGCCTATGCCAAAAGTAAATTTAGCGAAGGCTGTCGCGTTGACCGCAAGGGAAAATCCGCACACGGAACTGTAATTAAATTGACCGTTAGGCCCTATCAGGGGAATAACCGCTGACCCGTACGCATTGGACCCGGCAGAAGCTGCGCCCACCGAAAAACGCTGCGTCAACCCGGCAAGAGTACCTTTGGAAGATTTAGAAATGGAACCCGCGACTGTGATCGAACTGGAATTAAGGTATATAGGCTGAACCAACGCTGATACAGCACCGGCCAATCCTAACGTATAAAAGCGATTAACCGCCCCCGTATCGGTCGGCGCCCCCACAGCCAGCGGGACATTGATCCCGCCATTGGCGTTGACGGTGCTTGAAAACGTGGACGCCCCCGCGCAGTTGAAGCTGGCGCCCTGGGAAATATTCAGGATGCCGGATTCTACCATGAATGTCCCTCGCAGCCAGCCGCCCGATTGGAGATCAACGGACTGATAAAACCGGGTGATTCCGTAAATCTGGTTCAGGGTCCCGGCGCTTCCGCTTCCGTCCGGGTTGTTGACGACCAGAGGCCCGTTGATAGTAGCCGATTCAGCGGTCAGGGCTCCCCCGATGTTGACGTCGCCGACGTTGGACGTCAGCGTCCCGGGCTCTCCCTTTTCCCCTTGTAGTCCCTGGGGTCCTGCCGGACCTTCCGGGCCCTGGGGGCCCTCCGGGCCTTGAGGCCCCGCCGGTCCTGTATCTCCCTTCGGTCCCTGCTCCCCGGTTTCGCCCTGCGGCCCGCGTTCCCCGGTTTCGCCGCGTGGACCTTGCGGCCCTTCGGGGCCGGTTTCTCCACGTTCACCCTGCGGGCCTGACGGTCCCTGAGGACCAACATCCCCGCGGGGAATCGTGAAATTGAGCAGATAGGATCCCACTTCGGACCCCTTGACGGCTTCCGCGTTGGCGGGCGTCCCCGGTTCCCCGGTGGTGACCTGACCCACGGACAGATTAAAATTCTCGGCGTACTTTTTGGCCTGCTCCGCGTACCAGGCGGCGCTGGACGCGTTGTCAAGCATGACCTGCACGCAGCCGCTTCCTTCCGGCAGCTGCACGACGACCGCGCCCGCCACGGCCTGCTGTTCGTCCGGCAAGTCAGGCGTTACACGGCCCGCAGAAACAAAGCATCCGTAGAGCAGCGGTCTTTCCTCGTTTCCGTCGTCCATGAAGACGTCGTAGGACCACCTGCCCGCAGGCACCGAAGCCCAGGAAAGCACGCCGTTACCCTCATCGTCGCGGGAAAAGCCGAACTCGGCGACGCCTGTCTTGAGACGGACAGCGCCGCGGAGGGTGACGCCGCTCATGTCGACGGGATCCCCCTGAAAATCTACCACACGGACGACCAGCGACTGGTTCAGCCCCGTGACGGTCCGGATATCGTATTTGCCTGCCTGCTGCCTGGGAAAAAAGAGGATGCGGGGGCGCAGCGCGCCCCCTGGTGAAACGCGTCAGGAACCCGGAGTCGGCGTCACGTCCTGCACATTGGAGGGCGTGAACTGGTACTTGCCGCGGTAATCCATTTCGAACTCGAACTGTGGTGAAGCAATCGCCGTGGTGTGCTCAGGGTCCTGCAGCAGGCGCAAGGCGCCATGCGCCGTTCCGACCAGATAGATCGTGCCGACGTCGTTTTGGTACCAGAAATGAAGATACCCTTCGATCTTGTTGTCGCCGCCATGTCCGACGGTGGTCGATTCCTCGCCATTAGCGGGAGGCGCTCCCAGGGCGAAAGACAGCTGGAACCATTCGGGAGACATGTCCGGCGTGGTGAAGGTCATCCGCTTTCCGGTCGTCGTGTTCTTGCGCTGCTGGCGATATCCCAGCGCGCCGCCGTAAAAGCGCGTTACTTCCCCTTCGACCTGGGTGGCAACGGATTGGAAAGCCCCCAAAAGCCCGAAACTCACCCAGGGCTGTTCAGGCCCGGCTGTCGGATCGGCGGGCGGAGCCGTGGGAGGCGTCGGAAACTGGTCCGGTCCGGTGACGTAAGAAGCTCCCTCGTCTTCGGTCACTTTGATGCCGTCGGGGAGGAAAATCGCCAGCACGCCGGTAATCTGCGGCGTGACGTTGCGGTTCGTGAATGTGGGTTCGTATGTAGTTGCCCTGGTGCTTGAAATGGTTAGTAGATGATGGATGCCTTGCCGTCGGCTTCCAGTTTATCAGCGAGTTCTTTTGTAGCACGGATGCGCGCCCCTTTCAAGAAGGTTGAGCGCCCTATCCTCACTTCTTTGGCGAGAATGAGAATGTTCGTGTCGATGACGGCGGCCTGCTCCGTCTTCTTCTCCGGTTCGGTGTTGGCTGCAGTTGCTTTGCTCATTTGATGTCAACGAGGTTGAGGGTGGACAGAGCTTCCGCGACGGGCGCGGGAAGTTCCGGGGTGTCGGTTTTCATGGAGAGGCTGAGAACCAGCCCTCCGTCCAGTTCGGTGCGAGTGCGAATGACCCGCACGGCCTTCTTGTCAGTTGTTTTCTTCTTTTCGTCCGGTGCGGACGGCGTTTTGCCGGCGGTTTCGGAAGATTCGTCCGGCTTCGGGGCGCTCTTCCGCACGGCCTTCTTGTCAGTTGTTGATGTGTTCATTGAATTGCGGATGGTTTCTCATGTTAATATTAACCGGGACACGGTAATCCACGGTCAAAACGTTCATTTGCCTCTTCTCGCCGTCAATGATGGCGGAGGAGGAAAAACGGCCTTTGATTTTGGGTTTCATCATCGCCGGTGCGGAAAAGGGAAGAGGATTCCAGTTCCACAGGGCTTCTTCAATCACGTCCCCCACCGCCCGAAGATAATAATCAGGCGTCAGGCATGCCGCCGGGAACAGGGATGCGTTGTGATAAATGGAGGCGATGATGAAATACTGACGCCACATCGTCGGCGCTTCCGTTTGTCCGTTCCCGTCCTGGTATTCTGCCGCGTCCCCGGGGCACACCAAAACGACGCCGTTGTTACCCATCGCCGACATGATGATGTCATTGGCGGCGTACTGTGGGTCGAAGGGCCGTTCGAAGATGTGACAGTTCAGCGCTCCCAGGTTCTTCAGGCGCTCAATGATGCGCCGGCACATGGTCTGGTCGATGGAGGGGATCATGGTTCGTTTCCGATGTTGGCAAGGTAGGTTTCCGCGGCGCGCTGCGCCATCCGGTCCATCGTCGGGAGAATTCCCGGCGTGGGCGGGATCGTGACTTCGCGGCACAGCACGTAGAGCACGTCGCCCGTTCTGGCTCCCTGGCGGAACAGTTTGCGGGCCGCTTTCTTTCCGGTGGCTGATTGCGCCGTCTTGAGGATGAGGACGCCGGTCACATTGCCGTTGCGTCCTCCGTTCTTGGAGGGGATGAATTGCAAGTCCTCTTTGCGGAAGCCGGCGCTGTAAATGCTTCGGGCCCCGCCATGGCCGCGGGGGGCGTTGATGGTGGGGATAGCCAGGTTCCGGATCGGGTTCCCGGTGATTTCCGAGGTGCGCCCCGTGGGGCGAAGCGGCCCGCCCAGATAACCCTGCGTGCCGATCCAGTGAAGACCGATGCCGCGCCAGGCGATGGAGACGCTGACTCCCTCGGCGGTTTCTTCCATGGTCGTGGCGTCCGCCGCGCCGTCGTAGTAGTCCTTGCCCTGCTGGCGCAGGGTTTCCTGAATGAGCAGGCTCAGGGCGACGCCGGACTTGCGGATGGCGGTTTTGTGCCGGGCCGCGGACGGCTCCATGTCGGCAAACGCCCGGTCAATCTCGGACTGGTCGATGTGGACGGTTACAGCCATTTGGAGGGTAAAACGTAAGGGGTGGGCAGTTCCACGCGGATAGCTCCGGCAACGTCTTCCACTTTCTTGACGTGCCCGGAGGTAAGGCGCCAGGTGAATTCCCCCTCTTCCTTCCGGGATACGTGGATATACTGGCGGGAGGACGCGGCGGCCACGTCTGCGGGCCGGGCGTACCAGACGCCTTCCGGCTCGGAGGACAGGCGGTCCAGCAGGCGGTCCAGGTAGAGGGCCGCCAGCGTTCCGGCCACGGCTCCCCCGGCTGCCGCCAGGCGGAAGGCCTGGGCCTGCCGCAAGGGGATCTCTTCCGGGAAATCCCCGGACAGGACTTCCGCCAGTTCCGCGTCCGTGTAAGGGCGCGTGCCGTTCGGGTCCGTGTAGGTAAAGGTGGTATCGCCGTCGTTCCCGGTCTTGACGCGCACGGCGTCTTTCAGGATGCGGCGGATCTTGTTCCTGTTGGATTCCGTCACGCCTTTGGCGTTGCTTTCCAAGGTGGCGTTGAAGCTGGCGGGAGCGGGACGGACGCGCGACACGTCCAGACCGGCCGCGCGGGCTTCTTCGGCGCCCACGGGGGCAATGTTCATGCCGGACAGGTAGTCAAAGGGCGGGTAAGGCGTGCCGAACCGCGAGAGACGCACCCAAATATCGGAGGCCGCCAGTGCATAGCCGACAGTTTCTCCGCGGATGAATCCGGATGATACCGCTTCCGTGGCTTCTTCTTCCAGTCCGACCCGGGCACGGTTCCAGCGTTCGGCCCAATAGCGCGGGTCTTCCCGCCCCTGGGATCGGTAAAATTTGAAGGCGGCCGTGTCTTCGTCCTGAGTCCAGTTGTACCAGTTCCGGTAGCCGTGGGCCATGGCCGCGTTTGTTTCCATAACAACCTGGATGCGGACCCAGGAGGACAAATCCTGAATGCCTCCCTGCCCCGTCGCCGGGGGGCGGTAACCCTGCTGGCGCAGGGTTTCGCGGATGGCCCGCTGCGCTTCCTCGTAGCTCAAGGCCCCCGAGGCGACCTGGGACGCCTTGTCCTCAAAATCGGACAGGATGACGCCGGGTTCCACCCCGGACACGAAGAAGGCGCGTTCGGCGTAGTCGTTGGCAATCATCTCCATTTGGGCGGCGGTCATCATCGGTAGGTGCTTCGCATGGGGTTGAACCAGGGTCGGCGCGTGTAGCGCGGCATCATGTAGGCGGGATCCGCGGGCGCGGAGCCGTCCACGCTTTCCGGCAGCATGTCCCCTTTGGCGTAGAGCGTCAGCATCGCGTCCGCCGAATCGGCGGCCTTCTGGCGCGTCTCGGTCAGGTTGAGCTGGTAGCGCAGGTAGAGCTGCCGGATAATCAGCGGCCATGCCAGGGACCGCATGCTTTGCGGAATGTCGTACATGCCGCTGTTTTGTAGGGATTGCCGCAGGGCGAGGTTGTTGGCCAGCGCCCCGCGGATGGTCATGCAGACATCGTTGACCGCCTCCATCATGACGTCCCGGTAGTCCAGGCTGCGCTGCTCCCCGGCGGTCACCAGGGCGGCGCGTTCGGCGGTGTTGAGTCCGAGCAGCCGATCGGCTTCGTCGGTGGAAATCGTGGACCAGGCAGGAAAGGCGGACATGATGGAGGCGGGGTTGGGGTTAATCGGCGGTGGCCGTCGCGTCGATGCGGACGATGGCGCCGGGGTTGGTCAGCTTGGTCAGCGAGTAGACGCGGTTGGTGACGAGCGTCAAGGCCGGCGTCGGCTTGTATTCGGTGATGACTTCTCGGCGAAGCTTGCCGGAAAGCCCGAAGGTTTTGACGGCGGAGGCATCGAACTGCGTCGGGGATTCTTCTTTGTACAGGACGTAGACTTCGTTTTCCATGATCGTCTTCGCGTCGCCGGAAGCGTCGCGGTACGGCATGGACGCGATGTAAATATCCCGGATAGGACGGATCAGAGCCATGCGAAGAAGGTCTTCGTTGAACAGGCCGACGCTGTTGAAGGAAACCACCTGACGCGCGAGCGTGTTGGAGCGAAGCAGCTGCCATGCGTTGATGCCGAAGACAATCGTGTTCGGCATGTGTCCGGTTGCGGCATTGATGGACAGGATCGCCTGGTCCAGATCCGCCAACGGGTTTTTCTGCTGGTTGGCCCAGCCACCCATCCCGGAAGCGGCCGGAAGCTGGCTCATCAGAAGCTTGGCGCGTTCGTATTCGTACGACGTCACAAACTGGGATTCGATGAGTTTGTATTCCGCCAGGGTGATGGCCTGCGCCTTTTCCAGGTTGACGCCCAGCAAAGCGTCCGGTATGGGCAGCGTCAATCCGTAACCCTGAAGGGTGTCTGTTTCGTTTCTGCCGCGCAGGACGGTCTGGCGGGGAGGTTCGCCCGGCCCCACCTGGATGGGCTGGACGGTGAAGGCCGATTCCGTGTCCCAGACCTTGTACTGGAAATTCAGGTCATAGACCGGGACGATCGGAGCGATGCGGCTGATGATGGAGTTCTCTTCGGTGTTGCCGGACCCCGCGGAATAGGAGGTCAGGACATCGGTGAACTGAACGGCGGAGCAAAATGGAGTAGCCCTTGTTCTTGGTCTTTCTGTTGGTTAGGGTTAATAGTTAGGCTGCGGCAACCTGGTAGGACGGGACGAATCCGATTTCCACAAGGCCCTTTTCCCACTTGGCATGAATAACGCGGGCATAGACGGTTTCTCCGCTGGCGGCGGCCTTCCATGTCCCGTTGGCCGTGATGGTGACGGGCGTTCCGGATTTGATGGTTCCGGGCGTGTCGGATAGAGCCACCTTGATGAGGCCGGCATACATGCCGACGAGCGCGGCGACGCAGGTCCCCTTGTTGGGCTGTCCCTGCAGGACGACGCCGAGCAGCTGCTCCTGCGTGGGGATAGCGAACAACGGAGTTCCGACAAATTCAGGGATGTCGGGATTTGCGGTCAGCGCCACGACGGTTCCTTCCTGTCCGCACAGGTCAACGCCTTCCGGGGCGTTGAAATAGACGATGGCGCTTTTCTGGGTTACGTTGAGTGATGGCATTGGGTTTGATCAGGTTGAATAATTAACGTTGGGCGGAGACGATGAAGCCTTCCTCGGTGGCTTTCTGGAAGGCTTTATAGCGATCCATGCCTGCCTTAATCAGCTCGTCCACGCGGTTCTGGAATCCTTCGATGGATTCCTTCTTGCGGAACGGGTTGGGAGGCGTCAGGGTAGCGCGGCGGTTCAGAGGCGTCCTTTGCGGAAGCTTCTTCTGCTCCGGCTGCTCCTGCTTCTGTGCGGCCGCCTGGCGGTTGAGGGCGCGGATAAAGGCGTTCAGCGCGGCGGGGCTTTCCCGGAGAGAGTTTTTCAGCTCTTCCCGGCGTTCTTCCGTGAATTCCTCGCGTTCTTCCTCGTCCAGCGCGTTTTCGTACGTGCTGACGGCGTCGTCCACTTCGGCGTTCACGTGGTCTTTCTCGCGCTTTTCCAGCGAGAGCAGTTCATCAAGTCGTCCGAGGATCGCCCTGCTCATATCGTCGGTGCCGTCAAATTCGACATCCAGCTTGTCAAGCAGGGAATCGAACAGGGCCCGCTGGGCCTTGTCCATCTCCTTGGACGGATATTCTGTATCGTCGTTTTCCATATTGGTGTTCTGGGTTGTTTCCCCCTCTTCGGGGCTTTTGGGTTCGCCCCCGGCCTCGTCGGAGGCGGGGGAAGTCTGTCTGTTGACCAGCGGCCGCTTTCCTTTGATGCGGGGCCGGTTGGTCAGGGCAAAGCCGGTCAGGCGCGAAGGACGGTAGACGCCGTCCGTCAAGGTCATCCCTTCGCCGTATTCCGTGGATGACTGCGTGTATTCCTTGTCCTGCAGCATCTTAAGGCCGCGCGGCGTCCATTCGATGAAACCGTAGAGTTCCAGCGTGCCGGAAGGGTCTCGGTAGGTGTCCAGCCTCTTGAGCCATCCGAGAGCCCGCGTATCGCGGGAAAGGTCGTGGCTCAGGTGGTCGCCGTCGATGAGCATGCCCGGCCCGTCAAAGGTGCGGGCGTTGAAGTCGTCCACCATGTCCCGGATCGCCTGCTCGTCGATGCGCAGCACGGCGGGTCCTTCACCGTAGTCGACGTCATGGTCTCCGCTTTTCTCGATGTGATACCAGCCGTTGGCGGGTCGGGACAGGTCATTGATTTGTTTCGTACTGATCATCGGTAAATCCTTTCATAAGTCCGGCGTAAATCATTTGCTGAAGCTGCTCGTAGGCGTCGGGCGGAATGAGCGCTTTTTCCGGTTCCCTGTTGGACGCCGTCACCGGAACGGGTTCCTGCGTGTCCTCGATGGACATGCCTATCTTTTCTTCGATTTCGGTCTTCTCGGGGCGGACGCCTCCGTCCGCAAGCGCGGCTATTTCCTCGGCCTTCTGCAGCGGCGTCTGGACGGTGTCAAAGGTGATGTGGAGCCTGGCCAGCGGTTCGCCGTCTCCCAATATAAGCGGGCTGATGGCGGTGTTGAACGCTTCCGCCACTTTGGAGCAGACGGCGGATACCACCGCATTCCAGCTGTCCGTATGGGCGGACCCGGCCAGCGTGCCGGATCCTGATTCGTTCAGGACGGTCAGGGTTCCAGCCATGACAAAACGCACCTGGTCTTTGTCGGCCATGTTGATGCGTGAAAGAAAATAGTTTTCGTTGATGTTGGATGCCTTGAGCGGTTCCGCGGTGCAGCCGGGAGGAAGCACGATGGATGCTCCCGATTTGAGTTCCTCGCAGGCCCGTTTCAGCGCGTCCATGATGTCGGGGCTCGCGTCCTTCGGAGCCGTGATGATGGCCGGCGCGCTCCCGTAGCGGTCCATATGGTTGTCCCACGTGACTTTGGCATGGTTACGCTCAAAGGAGGCGCGGGTAGCAGGAAAGAGAATGGGATTCCTGTGCTCCATGACGACGAGCGTTTCTTCTTCCACGCTTTCGCCGGTGTCGACGCCGATGTAACATTGAGGATTAAACTGCCATTCGTTCAACTCTCCGGGGCGGACCCAATAGCGTTGCGGGATGAATTCAAAGCGGCGGCCCCAGGCGTCTTCAATGTATTGTAGGTGGGCGTAACCGTAAAACATAGCGGAGGCCAACTGCCCAAAGGCCTGTTGAAGTCCGGTGACGGAGTGATAGAATTCTTCCAGCGCGTTTTGATGACGCTGCGCTTCGGGGCTGTCGTCCGCGGCGTCAATCACCCATCCCTGCATGGAGACGCTTTCAATGAGCCGGGAATAGAGCATGCCCAGCAAGCCGTCCGAGTAGATGACCTCGTCCCAAATGAGCATTTGGCGGGCAAAGGCTCCACGCCGCGCTTCGTTCCTGGCGTCAATCAGGGTTTGCAGGTCGGCTCCCTGTAACGGATCCCAATATTCAAACCATTGGGGCTGGTTAGGCTTCCTGCTCTGTTCCGTCAAGGCTCGCCGGGTGAGTTCCGTTTCAAGCTCCTTGATTCTGGTCTCCTGTTGGGCGACCAGCTTCGGAGCATTGAGGATATTTTTGACGGCGTTAAACCTGCAGCGGAAGAAAAGAAAATGGTGGTTGCAGGGGAAGGAGTTGGACCTTCGATTCGGGGACAGGAACCCCGCGTGATACCGTTTCACCACCCTGCGATTGTTTACATATCGTCATATATTGATATATTGATATGTTGTCAACCCTAATATCTCCCGTAAGCGCGTTTTGATGACACGGGTCGGGCGTACCAGGCTCCCAGCGTCCGCGCCAGTCCGCTGTTCCGTCGCGCGTGCCAGGCCATGACGAGGGCGTCGGCACGGTCTGGGGAACGAACGCCCCGCTTTGCCATATCTTCTTTGCTTTCAATGCGGACGCGGCCTATTGCGTCGGTTTGGAGCCGCGGCGCGACCAGTTGTTCAATCGTGTCCTCGTCAATGTCGAGGATGAGTTCTTTTTCTTCGATGGCGCGGGCGAGAGCCCGCCATGCCTGGGCGCGCAGGTTGACAAAAGCTTGCGTGTCATCCGCCGGGAAACCACCCCGGTAGGAGTGCACCGGAAAACCCTCGGCGCGGAAGTCGTCAATGATGGGGAGCCCCAGGCCGTCGCCGTCGGCAAAGATGCGGTCGGCGGGGATGCCGAGCTCGGCGGCCTTTCGGCGGAACCGTCCGCGCGCTCCTACGGTGTCCGGGTCGGACCAGTGGTCGGCGATGAAAAAACGGTTGCCGTGCCCGGCCGCGAAGACGTTTTCATCGCCCCCCGCGGCAAAGTCGAAGCCGCCGCAGGTCTCTCCGGTGTCCAGGAAGGGAGGCGGGTTGTTGACCAGCTCCATGAGAGAGCGCCGGGAAATGACGGATTGTCCGTCCAGGTCGGTGAATTCGCCGAGGATGGCGGAACGGTAAAATGAGGACTGCTCGCCGTATTCTTTCTTGAGGCGTTCGGCCTTCCCCGGGTCATTGATTTCGATATGCGGGCAGTCCTCGTATTTGACGCGGATTTTGTAGTAGAGTGATGAATTTTTGTGAAAGCAGTCGTAAAAGGTGCCGGAATCGGCGCCCGGCGATGAGGTGATGAACGCGTGAAAGAGCGTGCAGCGGGAAACAGCGGTGAAGATGGAGTCGGGAATGGTCTTGGCTTCATCCAGGACGTAAAAGACCGGGTCCACGCCGGGCGAGATTTTTGGATGCCATCCTTCCGCACGTCCCGCGTTGTCGGTGGAGAAACCCACGGCAAAGCCTCCCTCCGGCGTGCGGATCTCCGTCTTGTTGAAGGTCCAGCCGGAAAAGAAAGGATTGTCCATGTAGCGGCGGAGCGCGGGAAAGAGCTGCTTTTCTACCTGCATCCACGATGAGGACGTAACGGGGACCTGTCCCCGCGGAAAACAGGTGAGAAAGTACAGGATGGCGGGAGCGATGCAGTTGCTTGTCTTGCCGGATCCGTTAGGAGCGACCAGAGCCACGCTTTTCCCTCCCAGGGTCAGCTTGCCCAGGGACAACGCCTTGATGGCCTCCACCTGCCATGGATAGGGGTCAAGGCGGAGGATATGGCGCAAGAAGAAGCTGACGGGGATTCGTGTCCTGACGGGTTAGGGATGGAGTTTGCCGGCAATGGTTTCCAACGCGGTTTTCTCGTCTTCCTGCAGCTGGGCTAGCTGATCGGGGTCCAGCGTGATTTTCCGTTCCAGCGGCGCACCGGGAACGCCGGCGACGTCCTGGCGGACCCGGTCTCCGAATTTCTCCGGCGCGAAGCGGGCGGCGACTTTCAGCCGGGTTTCAATGGCGAGCTTCTTCGCGGCGACGGAGGCGGAGCCGCATTCCGGGTCAAGGGCGACTTTCGCGGCTTCATCGGCCAGCTCCTGGCAGGCGTCAATCATAGCTTCCGACTGCGCTTCCCGCGCGCGTTGAATGAGTTTGGAAAACTCCGGCTTTGTTTCACGCCAATTCCAGACCGTCCAGACCTCCGGCATGTGGTCGTCGGAGCAGATGGATTTCATGGTTTCGCCGTTGGCAAGACGGGAGGCTATCTCGGCGGCCAGTTCCTCGGTGTAGAGGCTCGGCCGCCCCGGTTTTCTTTTGGTGGTAGGTTTCTTTTTCCTGCGGCTCTATCATAGTAGACAACGGATATCCAATTCAAGCGCGTTGTTTGTTCTTGATTCGCAGCGCTCATTTTTCAAACTGTGGGGCGTATGAAACGATGTCCTATCTGCGGCAAGGATGTTCCTCCCCGCGCGGGCAAGCGCGACAGCGTGTACTGTTCCCGGGCCTGCCTCCAGGCTCACTATGCGGAGGCCTGGGAAACGCTCACGTGTTCCGTTTGCGGAAAAGTTTTCCGGGCAAAAAAAGTGTGGCATCGTCAATACTGCTCCCCCGGGTGCGCCAACCGCGCCCAACAAGGGAGGAAAATCACGTCCCCTGCCTTTTTGGAGGCCTGCCGGCATCGAGGCGTGCCCGGTCCGCGCAAGCATCCGAGGACAGGAAAATTTGAAACCAATTGCCATGCAAAAGTCTGGCGATTGGAATCACCGGAGGGCGAGATGGTGGAGGCTCGCAACCTCAAGCTTTACATGACCACCAGATTCGGCGACGATGAGGGCAAAAGGATTTATAGTCTTCTGTCCTGCGCGGCCGGGCGGTTCCGCAAATCGGGACGCGGCACGGGGGCTGGATGGCGGATTCTGGAAGCTCCATCCGTCCCGGAATAAAAAAGGGGCGGCTTCGAAAAAAACCGCCCCTTTTTAAGGGAAATGGGCGTTTCCGCCCGGATGATCTTGCGATCGTTTTAATCCACAGCCCCGAAGGGCTGAACGTTCAGAGAGAACGCCTCCTCCTATCATTTTTTGATGGAGGCGGCAACGAAAAAAAATTCTTCTTTTTTCATTTTTTCTCTTGCAATACTAAACAATGTTTAGTATATTGACCTTGTTGACGGGAGGAAGGGACCAACCGGAGACACAATCCACAACCAAATCAGAAAGAACAAGAAAATGGAAATCACCAACATCAAAGGAATGACGGCCCAGGAAATCGCTGACGAACTCAATAAGAATGGGTACAGCTACTACGGCGAACGCGCCCGCGCCTGGGAAGGCAGCACTCAGAGCCGCATCTATTTCGGCTGGGACTATGTCATCATTAACCAGGACGGCACCATCACCAATAACAAGCCGAAAAGAGCCCGCGCACTGACGATTGGAGACCCGGCGGTTAAAGCCATTGAGGAAGTAGTTACCCCCGCCGCTGAAGAAACCAAAGAGGAAGAAAAGGAAGAGTCCGAAGACAAAATCATCACCACGGAAGACGGAGAAGAAATCAACCTGACCGCTCTTGAATGCGAATTCGGCAGCTACGACTTTGAAGGCAAGACCTACTATGCTGCTCGCCAAATGGAATTAACCAATCGTCTTTTTGACGGATGCTACAACGACGCGGAAGAAGGAGAGGAATACATCTCGGAATACTCCGCGCCCGGATACGACGAAAACGGAAACCCCGTGGAAATCTTCATGACTTTCACGCAGGTGAAAGGTGAAGAGATAGACCCGGAAAACCTTAACTGGTTCCAGGACTCCGACCGCGTTGAAGCCCTCTAACCATGATTCCAGGGCGGTGCATGCCGCCCTGGCACAGCTATGACTATTCAAGAATTTGTTGATTGGGTGCAGTCCAGATACCATTTGCGATCCAAAACTTCTGCGGTCAAAAAGGCTGCGCAAGTGTTGCGTGTGACGGAAATGGCGGTGTGGCAATGGTTGGGCGGGTCCAGAAAAACGAGTCCTTCCATGGAGCTGTTGATGGAGCTAATCACCCGTCACGGATTGCCGGAAGAATAGGCCTATACGAGATTCCAGGGTATACGAGATTCCAGGGCTATTCCCGGGGATGGTAATTGATCTCGCGGTAGGATTTCCAATCACAGGTGATGATGGTGCCGCAAAGGTGGATGCGGGAAACAATGGCCGGCCCGAGTCGATCTTCAAGGGCGGCGGGGCTGTAGTTGGAGATGATGATGGTCGGTTTGCCGTTCTGGTGCCGATAGTCAATGAGCCTTTCCAGCGCGGCGCCTGCAAAGTCCGTGTCCTTGACCTCGTGATACTCGTCCAGCACCAGAAGATACGGGGCCTTGTATCGCTTCATAATATCGGATTCCGAGCCGTTGCCGTTAAACGTCTCTCTCAAGTCCATCGTGTAATCATAGGCCTTGGTATAGAGGACGCGCCTCTTTCGCCTGTACATGAGGCGTCCAAGAAACGTGCTCAATACCGTTTTCCCGGTGCCGTATCGCCCGTTCAGTACAATGATACTCCCAGGCGTCAAAACGAGGCGGTAGGCATCACGCAGGGCTTTCTTCCATGGTTCCCCGGTTACTTCGTCAAGGCAATCAATAGCTCGGCGGGGAAAACCGCGGTCAATCAGGCCAAGGCGTTCGTATGCCGCTCGGCGTTCTTCTTCCCGCTGCTTTTCAGCAGCCAGAGCTTCCGCTTCAAGCTCTTCAATGCTTCTTCCGTCGTCCTCGGCAAGAAGGGTGATGGATTCCAGGAGGCTTTCAAGATTAACTCCCTTCAGTCCTCCCTGGGGTTTAATGGGTTCGTCAATCTTTCCAGAGGTCATCTCTTCTTGATGGTTTAGTCGTTGATTTTGGCTTGGTTCCCACGGTATTGGCGGGTTTCATCCCGGGCGCGGCCGCATTGTTCCGGGCCCAGGTGGCAGCGTATTGGCGAGCCATGGGCCGCCAGTCCGCCAGGGGGACGCCGTGCCGGTTTCGCCATCCAACGGCGGACTGTTCGTTGAAAAACCGTTCCGCGCACCGGGTCAGCTCGTCTCCAAGCGGGTGCAGAACCTGGGCGGCCATAAAGCGGTCAACCTCGGTAACGTCCTTCGGAAATTGGCAAACCTCGCGCCCGGTTGTAGTTGTAGTAGTATTATTATCTTCTCTTCTCTTCTCTGGTAACGGTTTTTGTAACGGTTCAAGCGTTACATTTGCGTTACATGTTTTTGCAACTCGCTCATGATGAGCTTTTCTGCTATTCGCGACACGGCGGTTCGTATTGGCCCTATTCTTGGCGGATTGGCCGTTGTGGCGGCCAAAATTGGGGATTGAAAGGAGGCCCTCGCGTCCATTCAACCAGCCGACTTTGACAAGCCCAGCGGCGAAGCCGGGGCAGAATACGAGACGGTCGAGAAACGAATTTGTAACGGTAATGGCGTTACCAGAAACGGATTGTTGATCAACCCAAATCCAGAGGCGAAGCAGCTTGCCGACAACGGCATCCTGATCAATTCCAAGGATGCCGGCCAGCTTCACCACTTCGGGTTTGTCCGGTGTCGTGTGTTCCACCTTGATCCAGTCTCCGGCCATATCAAAAAAAGCGTCAGTTGGGGGTTGTGGTTCATATCATTCCCTCCTTCCCGTCCGCCAGGGTGCCGCCCACCTGGGCCGGTGCGGACATCAATGAGTTATGCAGATTCACACCCGTGTTCTCCCCTGCGGCGTCCGCCGCCTCTTCAAGGCCAAACGCCGCGGCGTATTTCTTGGCCTCTTTCGGGTCTTGCAGATAGCCCAGCAAAAACCGCAGGGCATCTTCCACGGTGGCTTTTCGCATTTGGAGATTGTTGTAAAGTTGCTGAACGGCAGCGCCCTTGGTGTTGCCGTAGGCAATAAACCCATAGTCATCATACAGGTTGCACAATTCCTGGAGCATATCGACATTCCCGATAAAAACGGAATATTGCGGCCTGCACCAAGATCGATACGTTCCGATACGGTGCTTGTTGGCCTTGGCCCAGGCATCCACCTCCGGGGGCAATCCCACGGCATAGGGTTTCCGTGCATGATCACGGGGCGGCAGGTCAAAGAGGTATTTCATGATTCCCCCTCCTTTCTCGGCTCCCAGTGGTGGTGGTGTATACATGTCCAGCATACTTTTTCCCGCAAGTTCATCGGCCCGTGAGCACAAATACAGCAATACCGCTCTTCAACCGCCCACGCCCTGCACGCGGCCCGCTTCTGGCGAACGACATGAATTTTCGAGGCAAGGCCCGTTGCCATTCTTAAGATCCTTTTTTCAGAGGGCATCAAAAGGTAATATGGCTCTCCAAATTCATGAATGGCGTGTTGCCGGATTTTCTGAATGGTTTCCCTGACGGACTCCACTGATTTTCCGCATTCGTAAAACGCTTTCTGTTCAGGCGTCATCTTCATTTTCTTTTTCCACATATTTTAAGTAGACTTCAATCGCTTTGAGAAATCCTTTGTATTGTCCCGCTAAATAGAGGTAATACCCAAATGAAAAAATGGAGACTAAAACAACTATAAGTTCTGCGAGTTCAAAAATCATTTTCCTTTTATTTTGAATATAATATATTGAATGATAAGAATAACTAACAATATGATTAAAATTGAAAATGTTAAAATATCGAATAAATCAATAATTATCATTACCGGTCTCCTTTCTGTATTGTTTCCACGTCCCAGCCTGTTTTCGTTTGTTTCACAGCGACAAAAACAAAGGGGAACTTGTCAGCGGCGGCCTTGATTTTTACTCTCGCGTCGTCGCGCCAAAAGCCTTTCACTTCATGGAATTCAAGTGTCCCATCATTGCGGACGACCATGAAATCGGGCGTGTAGGAGCAGCGGTTCCCAAGGACCAGCTTGACGGCCTCAAACTTGAATTCCCGGATGTGCCCCTTTGCTTGACGGTCGGACAGGTAAAAGCCATAGGCGGCTTCGGTCTTGTTCATCACGCCGGGCCGATGGATAGCTCTTGCCCTGGTTCTCATGCCGACCTCCCTTCTACGGCTGGACGGATTTGAGGCATGATGACGTCAAATTGGTCTCGGTATTCTCGCTTGAAATCATTCAGCGTCTCGTTGATTTGGTCGGTGTAGGCGTCCCATTTCACTTTGAGCAGGAAGGGACGCAAGCCCCGGCAATAGGAGAAAAAATACCATGTCCGCAGCCCCGTCACTGCCATGGATCCGTGCACCTGGGGACGGTATTCGGGAGGCAGCTCGCCGTTGAGCAGGTAGAGGGCGTGAGTCTTGGAGAGGGGGCACTTGATTTCAAGGCCCGCCATGTAGTCGCCAGACTGGTCAACGATGAGCCCGTCAGGGCTGCATCCCACCGGTCCGTCTTGGCAAAGGACGAAACCCACTTCCTTGACGGTCATTCCCGTGATGGTTCTGAATTCGTCCCGGGCTTCCGGTTCCAGTTCTTCTCCTTGGTCCGTATGACGGTTGCCTTCCCACTTGATTTCATCGGGCCGAAGGAAGGAGCAGCACAGATCAATGATGAGTTCTCCCCAAGGACCCCTTTCCTGGTGCGTTCTGGGCTGGGGTTTCTTTCCCGTAGGCGTCAGGAGCCGTTTAAAGTTGCTCGCAGTCAGACGGCCGGCGCGCAGCTTAAACCAGGCTTCCGACCGCTGGTAGATGTTTTCGTAGACAATGCAGTTCTTGGACAGGCTCATTTCAATAGTCCTCCATGTTGGCGGTTGCGTATTCTTTCGCGGCCGGAATTTCCAGGCCCGGAATAAAGTCGCCCTGCTGTTCAGGTTCCGGCAGGGCCTCCCGGGGTTCTTCACGGAATTCTTCAGGGGACGGAGCGTTGTTCCACGGAGTTTCCCCTTCGGGTGGGCCGTCTGTTTTTTCCGGTGTTACATTTCTCATTCCTCCGGCGACGTCTTTCCCTTCGTCTTCGTCATAGATGCCTCCGAATCCAAAGGCCACGCGGCCACACTGCATGATGGCTTTGTGGCGCAGCATACGCCGCGGCCATTGACGCCACGGATCCGTGTTCTTCTTGCATTCGGTCAAGTATTCCGTGATGACAGTCGGGTGTTGGTTGTCTTTTCGGTAGATTCGGCAAGTGCATGACTCCCCGTCACCGCTCATTTCCACGTCCATGCCGTCAAATTTCGGATGCGTGTTGATCAGTTTCAGCCATCCGTCGATGCCGACAATAGGCACTATCCCCCCGTTTTTTCCTGGGAACGCGTAAATTTCTTTGAGGAAGGGATTCAGTTTGTATTGGTTGGCGACGACGCAAAAGGCCATGAGTTCCTCATTGGTGGCTTTGGGTGCAATGGTCGCTTTAATAGTCATGTATGCCTGGGAGGGGTTGACTCCCATCCTTTCCGCCAATTCCACCAGCATGGGGGCGATCGGCTTGGACACACATGGGGCTTGATTGGCTGGGTCTTCTGTGTTAGTTGTGTTTATGTTGTTATTCTGATTCATATTATTTTGATATGTTGTGTTTAACAGGCCGGGTTCAGTTGCCGCTGACCCGGCTTTCTAATTATTGAGCATCTTTGTCTTGCTCTTGCAAAAATTCAAACACTCGTATAACGCGCTGATACTGATTATTGAAGGTCACTCTACCTTGATCTGGATTGTGAGTTTTATAAACGGCTTTTTTGAATTCATTCAGGTTGCCGACAAAGCATCCAGTACACACGGTTTTTGAATGTAAATGAAAGGTCGCGAAACTACTGCGAGTTCCCTGCGGTCCAATCACAATATAATCAGTCACTTTTTCGGTGAAGCCACGTCTTAAAATAGCCTCCCCGCAGACCTTGGCGTTCCCGCAGACCCAGGCGTTCCCGCAGACCTCGGCGTTCCCGTAGACCTCGGCGTCCTCGCAGACCTCGGCATCCCCGCAGACCTTGGCGTTCCCGTAGACCTCGGCGTCCTCGCAGACCTTGGCGTTCCCGTAGACCCAGGCGTTCCCGTAGACCTTGGCGTTCCCGTAGACCTCGGCGTTCCCGCAGACCCAGGCGTTCCCGTCTTGGGACAGATTAGCTTCTTTTTCAATGTAGCCTCCTATCTCTCCGGACTTTATGGAGGCAAATGTGGTTACGCATACAATTTGATTCAGAGTGCGTCCGTATACCTCTTTCGTTATCCCTGTGAATTTATATTTTTGCATAATATTTTATTTATTTAGTTAATCAGTTAAAAAAGGTTTTTGAGCAGGAGGAAAATTAAGAAGAGGAATGTTCCTCCGGCAGTAACCAGTCCACACCAGAAAATCAGGTAAGCGAGGATTTTGGTAATCCGGGGCCCTGATTGGGCGGCTTGGGTATAGTTCCAGCAGCGCTCCGCTTCGTCCGGGATGCCGTTGAGGCGTTCCCTGGCGCATAACGGGCACAGAAAGCGCGCGGTGAAGACGCCGTCCTGATGGTCTCCTACCAGGGACATCCATGATGTCGAGGCTTTCAGCGGCGCCGCGCACATGTAACAACGCGCCGTCTTGGCAGGGTGCGGGTTGTTGGTGATCGTTTCCACCATCCCCTTGAAGGGGCCCCGGTCAATGATGTGTTGATGTGTGGTCATTTTCTTTTGTTAGTTAAGTATTTTTCCACGTCTTCCATGTTATAAAGGGTTCCTTTTCCGACTCCTTCCAGCCTTCTTACATTCTTCCCCGCCCGTGCCAGGATGTTATCCATCTGCCGGGAGGAAATGTCATAATAAGTGGCTAAGGTGGAGCTTTTAGCGTATTTCTTTTCGGTTACTCCGAAAATGGAAACGGAAGACGATTCAGGCGTAGAAGGAACAGGCGTTGTTGCCAGCTCCCGCAATACTCCGGCCAGCGTTTCCAGCGCGGTCGCAAGGGTGGTCATGGTTGTGTCGTTTTCGCTCATGTTCGTTCTTCTGAATTGGCCGCCCGGACGGGTTTCCCCGCGCCTGCCAGACCGTATTACTCTATATACCTATTGATTTTTTGGTTTTGGTTTTAGGCCCCACCTGGGCCGGGCGATTGGTTAAAAGTCAGTTAGTCGTCGTAGTGTCCGTCCGGGTTGTCGCATTGGGGGGCGTGGTCAAAATCCCACTCGTCGATAGCCTGCTCTATCTGCTCCAGGAGTCCAACCGCGACGCCGTAGGAAATAGGTTCGCCGTCAACCCGGATGCACCGGTCTTCGTCGTCGTATTCAATGATCATTGTTTTCGGAAGGTTGAGATTTATTCACCAAGTCGGAAAACTCGTCTACTGGCTCGGAGGGCAATAATGCGCCGGGTTTACATTCAAGGCTCAACCCTAAAAGCCTACGAGCCCCGTAAATTCTTCCTGCGTATTTCGCCCGGAAAATTTTATCTTCAGGATCATTGATGCTGAAGCATGGATTGGCGTCCTCGTGAGTTTCGACTTTAAGAACTTTATCCAGCTCAATGAGCAGATCTACTATGCTTTTATTCTTATCCATGATTAGTTCAATTTCTGTTGATTGTTCTTTAGTCATAATTAGTTTTCCCCTACAATTTGATTTACCATCCAGCTATGGAAAGAAATATCTCCTTTGTTTAACTTAGGTTCGTCTTGGTGCCATGTCCACAGACCGCAGCATTCTCCCGGAAAAGCTGGTTCAAGATCATCTGTACTGTACCAAGCGTTATGCCAATCAGGACAAACATGACCTATCGATATCTGATCCCCTTTTATTTTTCCGACCGATCCTAATAGTTTTTTAGTTCTTTTGTGTCTGACAATTTGGCCTGGAAATATCCCGTCAACATTGTTAACCAACGCAAAATGATGCCGATTCCTATACGGAATTTCTTTTAATTCGTGAGGTAAATCCATTTTCTTTATATTGGTTTATTGTTTAACGTCCATCTAAATTTGATATGATAAGCATCCAAAATACGATAAAGCCGCCCAGAAGAATTAGAAACACGCCATCATTCATAACTCGTTATTATTTTTAACTTTTGTCCTGGTGATTCTCGTCGTTCCTGACACGATGATTTGTCCTCCATCCGGCTTATAAATCACATACCCATATATTGGAATATCTGCCCTCGCTCCCATCTTGAACGCCTCAACACAGTTTGCATATCCCGTTGTAAAAACAGCATCGGGAATGCCGTTCTGTTCAATTTTAATTTCCCATGTTGGTGTCTCTTTTTTAGGGGCTTTTTTCTGATTATCGGCTTGTTTAACAGGTTGAGGCTCGGAACCCTGATCGCAACCTGGAAGAACAAGCCCGGACAAGACGAGGGCGAACAGAGCTTTCACTTCTTCGCCTCCTTCTGTTCGGTTTTCTTCCCAGTCATCCGCTTCAACAGCCAAACTTGACCCTTCGGCGTCAGATACGGAGTTGCTTTACTTTCCACTCTTCCGCTCGCATGTTGGATAATCCGGTAATTGAGACGGAAACGACCGGCTTCCACATGTTCCTGTGACGGGACGTTGCGGCGATTGCCAACCTTCCCGAGGATGCCTTCATTTCGAAGCAGCTCAAAAAGACGGTTCTGTCCGATTTCCCTTCCGTTCTGCGCAAGGACCTTGGCAAATTCTCCTATCAGCATGCAGCCTTCGGAAACTTCCACGCTCTTTCCGAATTCCGTGTAGGGCGCGTCCTCTTCTATCTTCGCTTCAAGAGACTTCCTCTTGTCCTGTTCATCTTTGAGGGCCTGAAAGACTTTAAGGGCATTCTCCGGCTTGGAAATCAGTTCAAGAAGTTTCTCGCCTGTGGCATAGATGCCGTGCTTGCGTATCGTCGGGAGGACTTCTTCAAAAACCCATGCCTCGAATCGCTTTGCTGATTCCAGCTTGGAACCGCAGATTAAACGCATCATGTCCGGTTCGCTGATAACGCGAATCTCCTGTACTCCACCGGAAGTTTGAAGGGGGTAGCGTTTCACGACCCCCTTGCAATGGCGGTTCATTGCGTCGGTTTCATTGGCGTAGCCAAGAGCGGAGCACACGTCTTTACCGACGAACCACGGTTCTTCGTTGATGATGACTGTCCGGACAGAACAGCCAAGCGCGGCATTGTTGAATGGTACTATGTTGTTGTTCATGTTTCTTCTTATTGGGTTCAATGTAAAAGCTATTGCCTATACATCCGTTTAAGACTATCCTCTGGGTTTATGGTTTTTTTCCAATACTTGGCAGAACTGCTTAAATTCGCTTGCAATTATGCAGGCATAATCTTTTCCGCAGCGGCAATTTATCTTTTCGCTCCTCAAAGCCTTCTTGAGGCCCTGCATATCAGCTATTCTTCCCATGATTACCGCGATATTGCGGGATTCGTGTTCCTTATTTCCGGATGCGCCCTGCTGGAAAAGGTTTGGAACACTATCAAAACCTCTCGCTCCAAGGCAGAATCCCGTAAAAAGGTGATCAAGCGTCTCCATGCTCTCACTCCAGAAGAGAAAAATGTTCTGGCTAGATATATCTTTTTCAATACCCGAACACAGAAATTTGATGACAGGGATGGCGTCGTAAATGGTCTGATAGCAGCCGGCATTCTTATTCGTCTTTCCTGGTACGGAAGTATCGTGTCCGGTTTTGACGTCAACATCACCGATGTTGCCTGGGAGTATCTCAAAAATAATCCCAACTTGCTGGAATAAGTAATCCATGATTATCGCTTGGCGGGTTCGGGGTTGTTCTTCGTGGCGAGCTCTCTTTGAGCTTTTGCTATTGCTAAGGCTCTCATGCGCTCTCCAATGGTTATTCCCAACCCCCTGGCAATTCCCTCCTCTAAGAGGAGAACCGACGCGGGAAGGGAAATCCGTTCTTCGTGTTTTTCTGTCGCGTTCATGTTTCTATATTGAGGATTTTTCATCACTAGTCAAACATTTTTTGCGGAAAAGCATCAAATATTTTACTTGCATAATGAGGATTTTTCATCATACTCACCTCATGGAGAATGAAAAGGAACTCATCAAGTCTTGGCTAAAGAAAAATAAAAAAAGCCGTGAATGGCTGGCTCAGAAATGCTTTGTTAAAAAGGCTTCCGTGGATGATTGGTTTCGAGCTAAAGGTATAATTCCTCCGGCGAAGCTTGAGCTAATTAGGAAAGAAATGAATAGGCAGGGAGAAGAAGCGTCCAAGACAGTATCTTCTGTCCCTATATTGAATGGTGTTGCAGCGGTAGCGGTTCCTCTTTCGGAAGATGATTTAAAACTCATTTCCAAGGCCGCACAAATCAGCGGTCAAACTATTGAGGAGTTTATCCGCAATGCTGCGTTAGAAGACGCAGGGGAATGATTCATTCCCCTTTCTTCATTCCTTTTGAAATATTCTCCAAGATCCTTTTCGTGGTTCTCCGGCAACCTTCAATAATGCCGAGTCGGAAACAAGTGAACCCGAACAGAACGGCCAGCAAGAAAAACACAAGCATTACGTTACCTGACATTGCCGCAACCCTTTCTTGCTGAAAATTTAGTTACTAATACGCTAATATTTAAAGCGTTATAAATGCGGGGGGGGGGGGGGGGGGGGGGGGGGTTCCAGTTTTTTTTGAAGTTTGTTGGTTTTTGACCCCGGTAAGACGGTTTGTCATCAATTTTCCGGTCACCCGATGACCAGGCCTGAAATTGCCTAAAACGCTGGAAAAAAGGG